AGCTGCCATGGCTGACCCACATGGCCTTGCCAAGAAATACGCAGACCAAAAGGAGGCCTTCTACCGTGCCTTGCACCAACCCAAATACACGAAGGGCTGGCTGATCCGCAACAAGCGTGTTCTGGCGGAAGCCCTGGCCATGATCCAAACCCCGAAAGGAGACACCGCATGAGTTACGTTCCCTCCCAGGACCAAGTCATGGGACAGTTGCGAATCATCATCCCTGCCCTTGGTACCATTGTCACCGCCTTTGGTGTAAGTGGTGCTACATCACATCAGTATGTTGACCTTGTCCTTGCTATGGTCGGCCCGCTTTCCTATCTTGTAGTCGCGGCATGGTCCCTTGCCGCCAACTCACGTGAATTAATCATGAAGGCCGCGGCCAAGCCGGTCGATGACAAGACCCCTGCACCGCAGATCATCCTGCCGAAGGAAGAAGCTGCGTTGGCTCAGGCTCTTCCTTCCAACGTTGTCACCAATGCAACTGTAACGGTGGTGCCCAAATGAGACTCTTCTTCGCCTTCACCCTCATCGCACTTGGCCTTGTTTGGATCACCCTTGTCGGCGCTTGGGCCCAGCCCGCTCCGCGACCGCGCCAACCCGCTCCACAGCCGGACCTGATCCAGAAACTGAAGGACGACTTCACTGCCAAGACCGGTGTCCAGGCCACAGGTGACCTTCCTTACGATCTCCTTCGGGCCTTAGATGTGAAGATGCTACCCGATCTTCAATACGCCCTCTTGTTGGCCAAGGCCACGAACAACAACATCACCGCCGTCTGCTATCAAGCCTGGATTGAGATGATCCAAGTCCGGGCCACGGCGGTGAAGGATGCCAACGGTGCGGACATCCCAATCCCCGACCCACACATTGTGACCGACTTTGAGCGGATGGTTGAGCTTCGAAACGCTCTACAGCCCGACTCGAAGTTCATGACCTCCTGTTCGCCTGTGGCGAACCTCATCAAGCAGGACGTAGTCAGCTTCATGGGGAAGGTGATCTCTGGTGGAGCTGGTCTAGCGACAATGATCCCGGGCCTGTGAGATGTTCGATCCGCACCTAATTGCCATCGCTGTCCAAAGTCTATTGTTCCTTGCCGGTGTGTATGCGGTAGTTCTAAAGGCCGGCTGGACAGCCAAAGATGTTAACACCAAGGTTGATGCAATGTCTGTAGAGCTGCGAGAGTTGAAACAGATTGTGATTGTTCAAGCCGTGCAGGCCCGGGACATCGAGCATGTGAAGGGCGAAGTCCTAATGCTTCAACGAACTGTAGAAGACATGCGCCGTGGGGCTGGGTGGATAGGGGCAAGGCGAATTGTCGATGGGGAATATTCAGAGTAGATTCCCATCCGTATCAATCTCCGGGACCTCCGCCAGGTAATACTTCTGCCCCGTGCGGAGGTCCTGCTTCACAACCTTCAGCATCCCTCCCATAAACATAACCTGTATCACCCGCTCAATGGAGTTGAGCGGGACGAAGTTCTTTGCGAAGCGGATGATCTTTCGGTCCACGACTGGTCCCTTCCCTCCCTCCGTCAACACATAATGATAAATCTCATCCATCGCCTTCGCATCAGCATTCCCGGCCCCGGCCTTAAAGATATCCGGCATGTGCCGCTCCGCTTCTGTCATCCAATTCATCGCTCTGTTGAAGTCTTCCCGTCCGAGCACGAGTAGATCACTTCGATCGATTGCGCTGACCATTGCAAGCTTATAAAGGTGCACCCTTCTGCGGGTACCATAGTGAATGAGCTTTGGGTGAGATATAGCAGGTGGTTCGCCGAGCTGGCGCCATTGATTGACCAAGTCTCGAAACTCTTTGGTAATTTCAAACTGGCCCACAAGCCCAGATATAGAGCGAAGGTCGTGAATGAGATCAGGGCTAAGCGCCGAATCCACGTGAGCAAAGTCATCGCCAACGGTCCTTTCATCACTGAAGACGAAGATGAAGCGGGAAGTGAAGCCTTGTTCCCAGGCTGTCTCGGGGAGGTATTTGAGGAGATTGGAGGGCTGTGTGCCGACGATTATGTTGAGTTGTGGGGATTTGATTTTGATCTTAAGCTCCCCGTGGCGGCGTTCGTGACCGTAGGAGTCAGGGTCGTAGAAGGCGGACATGGTGCCAATTGCGGCCTGGTCGTGCACTCCCATGAAGGCGTTCAGTTCATCCGCGGTGATGTACATGGAGTTGTATTCGAACATCACCTGATCCGGCGGCATTAGCACGCTTCGCTTCCGGTCGGTAAGGGCGTCGACCATCGACGCTTCTGTCATCGAGGTTGGAGCGTTATGGGGCTTGTCTAGGGTTAGGTAGTAGGCCTTGGCCCGGCGGATAGCTCTGGTCTTCCCCACCCCTGGGTGGGCTATCAAGCCGCAGTAGATGTTGCAATTCAATCGATCCCCGCCGGAGATCATGAAGACCTTCTGTTCAACCGTCGCGGCCAACATACTAATCGCTGCCCATCGCCGGAAGATCAATGGCGCTTCCAGCGATTCAGTATTTTCGATGAAGGACTCTATGAACGATTGACACTTTCGGCTGGCGTCGCCGTTCGTCTTGGCCTTCGTAGTCTTTGAGCCCGTCGAGGTTGATTTCGTGGTTGCAATTTTGGCACCCAGGATTCGATCTATTCCCACAGCAATATTTCCCTTTGTTCCAGCCGGTAACACAATCATAGGGAATCTTTAGCGCTCGACCCTGCTTAAGTGGGAGTTCCTCCTCAAGCATCGATTGTAGTTTAGGAACAATCTCATCTTCCATTTCTTCCTTATACATAAAGGTAAGTGCATCATGATCTTGGGCGATCAAGAGGCAAACGCGTTGCCTCCAGATGCGGAGCATGGCTCGGTTTACGATGTCGGCCAAGCTTCCTTGCGGATCATAAGCAATAGCCTCCCTAAGGGTTGAGGGCTCCGTGCGTCTTCCAAAGAACCAACGTTTACGCCCTGTGAGAGTAATAAGGAAACCAGATCGGCGTAGCTGATCGTCGGTCCAGCCATGCCATCGAAGATGGGCAGGAAATGCTCTGAAGTACTTTGGCTGGAATCCAATGATGATTGGCTCTGGGAGGGTTGTTTGAATCGCAAGGGTTGGGGGCTGGCCTCCATAGTTCGATCCGTGTCCGAGTTTCTTACACATGAAACGGTAAGAGTAATGTCGATAGAATGGTCGCTCAGCGATTTGTTTGTCCACTTTAAGTTGGCCTGTCCAAGGGAGTTCGGGCCAACACATTCGAGCAACTGTCGTATGAACGTCTCCAGATTCCACGGCATCGAGATATCTCCAGTCATTGAACAGGTTCCCTTCTATTGCTCCGACGATGTAGCTTTCTCCGCTCTTGGCGTCGAACTTGGCAAACTTCCACCCCGGATCGCTGATGAAAACACTTCTAAGACTTTCCTCCACGTTTTGTAAGTTTCCGCCAGTGCCAAATTCACTGTAGCTTGAACTAAAGCGTCCCGTACTTGTTCCACTGATGTTGTAAGAGGTTCTAATTCGTCCATCTCTGTCTACTCCGGTTTTGAGGAAATCAATCTTCTTCGCAATCTCACGCATGGTGAGGAGGTGGTTGACGATGGGACGGGCCACTAGGTATAGCTGCATCTTCTCCAGGGCTTTGTGGTCCGTGGTGGGCCGGCCCTGCTTGCGGATGGTTGGGATTTGGAGGTAGCCGTAGAAGAGCTTCTGGAGGTCGGGGTTGCTTCTCCAGGAGAAGGTCGGCATACCTACTCCGTCGAGGACGATTTGTTCTAGTTGGTCTTGGAGGCGGTCGAGGGTTTCGTAGTACTGCTCGATGACGGCCACGCGTCGAGCTTCATCAACCAAAATGCCCCGCAATTGCATCTCCAACACCGGCCCCTGTAGCGCCTTGCTAAACGCGTAGGTGCTGGATGTGTGGTTATCAAGTTGAGGGAGTAGAGCATCCAGAACTTCGGAGGTGATCGTGCAGTCGAGTCCACAGTAGGCCCAGTGCTGTTCTTCAAAGGAGATGTCTTCAGGACTTGCTTCATGGGTTTTAATTATTCTCATGCGTCGCGCTTGATTGTTTCATTGAATTTGTGTTCGGCCTTCCAAGGTCCATGATCGGTATGAAGAGAGCCCAAGTAGCCCAATCCTTTGAGGGCCTCTGGATGAAGGGCATGTGAGAGGAGCATAGTGTCCTCTGCCGCGCCGAGGACTCTTATTCCCGTCGTGCGAAGAATGAAGGGCACATCAAAAAGTCCATTTTGGAAGAGCTTAGGGATTGATGGGTCCTCAAGCACCGAACGTATAAGCTCCCAACATCGTCGTTCATCTCTCGCAGTAGCCCAATAGCTTCCTCCCTTTCTTCTGGAATCATGGAACGGAACAACAAGTGCAAGGTCTGATCGGGGGGCGAAGCCAATACATTGGATTTGGTTGCCACTTGTTTCAATATCGACAGAAAGGATTCGACAGCCGCGGATGAACCGTCGGATGAAGATACGAA